TGTAAAGTTTTAATTATCCTATATTTATTATAAATAGATACTAATAAATATGAGTGATTTTAATAAAATAGTATTTGGTAAAAAAACATTTTCAAATTTACTTGAAGAGATTTATGATAACCAAAAGAAAAAATCTCGCCAAATATCAGCGTTAATAGCTGAGTTGAAGCCTCTTGTACAAGAAATAAGTGATGCTACATTAATTGTTCCCTTAATTAAAGAATACCTAGAAATTGATGTTAAAAATGATGAGCAATTAGTTAAAATTGCTACCATTATCCAAAGAACCATGTCTAATATATCTGAAAGTGGTGATAGTTTAGGTATATCTGAGGAAGAAAGAGCACAATTAATGGCTGAAATAGAAAAAATACAGGAGGGTAAGTAATGCCTACATATAAAGAAGGACAAAATGCTATAAATAATACCTATAATCCTATAGCCTACAGTAATATACTAACCAACATTGAAAATGAAAAGTTAGGTACTATTAAAGCTGTAAGAGTTAAAAGTATTATTTTAGATCCAAGTCATCCAAGATATAATGAATTGGGTGGACCTAATAGTATAGGTACTATTTTATATGATGATAATATAGAAATTCCTAATATTAATAATAATATATCTTTATTTCAATATGCTCGTCCTTTATATAGTAATATAAAAAATTATCCTTTAATTAATGAATTAGTTTATGTTATTAATTTACCATCTACTAATATAGGTACTAATACTGCTTTAAAAACAACTTATTATATAAATACTATAGCATTATGGAACCATCCTCATCATAATGCTTATCCAGATACACCTAATGCCTTACCTGATTCTCAAAATAAAGATTATAATCAAACAACTGTTGGTAGTGTTAGAAGAGTCACTGATCAATCAACAGAAATATTCTTAGGTGATACATTTAAAGAACGTTCTAATATTCATCCTTTATTACCATTTGAAGGAGATGTTATATATGAAGGTAGATGGGGAAATAGTATTCGTTTAGGTTCAACTGTAAAAAATAGACCTAATAATTGGTCTATAACAGGTACTGATGGTGATCCCATTTTAATTTTAAAAAATGGCCAACCCTCAGATATATCTAATGAAGGATGGATACCTGTTATTGAAAATATTAATAAAGATTTATCATCAATTTATTTAACTAGTACTCAACAAGTACCATTAGCCGCGGCTAGTATTAACTATAATAGTTATGGTACTGCTCCCACTAAACCAGATCAATATCAAGATAGACAAATAATACTTAGTTCAGGTCGTTTAGTATTTAATAGTAATAAAGATCATATTTTATTAAGTTCTAATAAAAGTATTAATTTAAACGCCATAGAATCAGTTAATATTGATACTAATAATACTATATTAAATTCTAAATCTATATTATTAGGTGGTAAAACAGCTACTGAATCAGTTTTGAAAGGTGACACTACAATTGATTTATTAACAGGTTTAGTAGACCAATTAACTGCTTTATCTATTGCTTTACAAAGTGTTACAACACCCGCTGGGCCTGCTGTTGCTCCAGCAGCTACTCAATTAATATCATACTTATCTCAACTAAAAATTAATTTAGAATCTACAACCAAATCAAAAATAAGTAAAACACTATAATGGCTTTAGGAATCGATATAACTACAATCCAAAATGCTACACCTGATAATTTAAAAAGACAGGGTGTAGATAAGTTATCTAGTGTACTTATTAAAAAAGGTGAGGAGATTAAAACCCAAATTGAACCTAAATTAACACAAGAAATCCAAAATGCTAAAGATAGTCAATTATGTATTAATACAGATAAATTAAATAAATTAGTTCAAACTCGAAATAATATAGTAAGTAAATTAAATGGTATATCTAGATTTTTAGATCAAACATCATTAGCATTTACAGGTATAGCTACTTTATTTGAATTATTAGTATTAGCTAAAAGTATATTAGATGTTACCACATTAGTATCATATGTCGCGTTAGGTTTTGCACCTGTAGTACCTGGTGCAGCAATCACTACTATTGGTACTATCCAAAATGCCTCAGATAAAATAACATATAATACTTTAGGAGCGTCACGTTTAGAAAAAGTCCAAAATATAATTGGAGGAGCAGCAATAGCTATAGCAGTATTATCAGTAACTATAAAAAATACTATATTATTATTAAATCAATTAGACACTGAATTATTAAAATGTTCTAATGTAACATTAGCTCCAATTGATCAAAATTTAATAAATATTAGTAATCAAGCTATTGAAGCTACTGATAGTCCTAATGAAGCTTTATATAATGGTTTTGTAATCCAAATAGAAACTGTTCCCTTCACTGATACTATGAATCGCTTCAGAGCAATTGGACTTAATTCAGACGGTATAAAACTTATCGAAACTCCATTATCTTTTACTACAAACCAACAAACATTAATAGATGAACTTAAATTTATTATTGATAGAGACAATTTAAAAGCTAATTAATTAAATATTTATAATCATATGAAACCTAGTGAATTTAAAAAAATAATTAAAGAAAGTGTAAAAGAGGCGATTCAAGAAGAATTAAAAGAAATTCTTTTAGAAGCTGTCCGCTCACCTAAATCAGTTCCAGTAGGTACAGGTTTTGGTACTGTCACTGAAAATGTCATACCTACTCCTGAAAAACGTCAGCGTTACATGGATATTCTAAATGAAACAGCAGGTATCTCATCTGGTACTATTAGTTTAAATAGTAATAATGTGTTTAGACCTACATCTACAAACACTGCTGCAGAAGGATCATCCTTACCACCAGGTGAAGTAGACATGAGTCAAATAATGGGTTTATTAAATCCTAATAAATAATGGCATACGGAGCTAAAAAAATATTTCCAGTTGATAGAAAACCTAGAGTAGCCATAGGTGTGTCTATTCCTTTTAATCAACCTGGAGTTTTTGGCCAAACATATGTCACTAAAGATGCTGTTAAAACAAATTTAATTAATTATTTTTTAACAAATAAAAATGAACGTTACTTAAATCCAAATTTAGGTGGTAATTTAAGAGCATTTATATTTGAACAAATAACAACAGGAAATACAGATTTTTTAAAAGAAGATATTCAAACTCAAATATCTAACTTTTTTCCTAGTGTTATAGTTTCGTCATTAAATATATTACAAAACCCAGATAATAATAGTATAATAGTAGAATTATATTACAATGTTGCAGACACAGGTATAAATGATAATTTACAATTAGAATTCCAATAAAATGGCTGAAAATAGAGACATAAAATATATTAATAAAGATTTTAGTGAATTAAGACAAGCTTTAATTAACTTTACTAAAACATATTTTCCAACTACATATACTGATTTTAGTCCAGCCTCACCAGGTATGGCTTTTATGGAAATGGCAGCATATGTTGGTGATATATTATCATTTTATCAAGATAATCAAATCCAAGAAACATTCCTACAGTTTGCTCGTCAAACTAATAATTTATATGAATTAGCTTATATGTTTGGGTATAAACCAAATGTAACTGGTGTAGCGACAGCTGATATAGATGTATATCAACAAGTACCTTCAGTTACAAGTGGAAGTGTACAGGTACCTGACTTTTCATACGCTTTATATTTTACCCCAAACACCTCAGTTAGAACAACAACAGTTAACCCAGTAAATTTTTTAATACAAGATTCTATTGATTTTAGTGTTTCAAGTTCAACAGATCCAACTGAAGTAACTGTTTATAGTGTTAGTGGAAATCAACCTAATCGTTTCTTATTAAAAAAGACTCGCAAAGCTATATCTGCTACTATTAACACTACTACCTTTACTTTTGGGGATCCCACACCCTTTGCTACTGTAAATATCAATGCTGATAATATAGTTGGTATTTTAGATATAGTTGATAGTGATGGAAATATATGGTATGAGGTAGATTATTTAGCTCAAGAAACAGTATATCAACCAATAAAAAATACTAATACTAATGACCCTAATTCATATGTAAATAATGGTGATGCTCCTTATATTTTAAAATTAGAAAAAATACAACGTAGGTTTGCCACTAGATTTATAAACTCAGGTTCATTACAAATCCAATTTGGATCAGGTATAGCATATGATAATGATGAAGAAATAACACCTAATCCATTTAATGTGGGTATAGGTTTACCTTCAGAACAAAGTAAATTAACTACAGCCTATTCACCATCTAATTTTATATTTACTAAAACATATGGTATAGCACCTTCATCAACTACATTGACTGTTAGATATTTAACAGGTGGAGGAGTAGAATCAAATGTACCTGCTAACACAATAAATGGAATTGTTAATCAACCTGTATTTTTAACTCCTAATTTAAATACTACAACCGCTAATTCAATTATAGGTTCAATAGCAGTAAATAACGCAGCAGCAGCTGACGGAGGACAAGATGGTGATTCAATAGAAGAAATTAGACAAAACGCTATAGGTAATTTTGGTTCACAACTTAGAAATGTAACTCAAGATGACTATTTAGTTAGAGCTTTAAGTTTACCTTCACAATATGGAGTAATAGCTAAAGCATATATTGAACCTGTAAAAGCCCAAAATGTTCTGTCAGGTGAAATACCATCTACATTAGATTTATATATTTTATCATATGATGCTAATAATAATCTAAGAACATGTTCTAATACTTTAAAACAAAATTTATCTACTTATTTATCACAATATAGAGTGATAGGTGATTCAGTTAGAATAAAAGATGGATTTATTATTAATATAGGTGTAAATTTTGAAATAGTAGTTTTACCTGACTATAATAATAATGACGTACTTTTAAATTGTATAAATACTTTAAAAGAATATTTTGCTATTAATAAATGGTCAATAAATCAACCAATAATTTTAAGAGATTTATATGTTCTTTTAGATCAAATAGATGGTGTACAAACAGTTAAAAATATTAGTATAGTTAATAAAGTTGGAACAAATATAGGATACTCACAATATGCTTATGATATTGAAGGTGCCACACAAAATAATGTTATTTATCCTAGTTTAGATCCTTCTATATTTGAGGTAAAATATCCTAACACTGATATTCAAGGTAAAGTAGTATCATTATAATAAAAAGAAATGGCAATTTATAAAATATATCCATACAAAGACTCTACATTATATTCATTCTATGAGAATGCCAATATGGGACTTGACTCAATATTAGAAGTAGGTAGTCCATTAACATCAGATGGTTCATCAGGTGTTTTTAGATTCTTATTAGCATTTGATCAATCTGAAATAACTGATATTATTACTAATAAAATTAGTAGTTCAGTATGGCAATCTAACTTAAGATGTTATATCGCAAACGCTGAGGGAGTAAATTTTAATAGCACAGTTTATGTTTACCCAGTATCAGGTACTTGGGATAATGGAACAGGTCATTTTGGAGATAATCCTATAACAACAGATGGTGTTAGCTGGAAATGGAGAACTTTTGAAAGTGGTAGTGCTTGGGAACAATCAAGTTTTGGAGCTTATGCTACTGCTTCTTTTCCTAATAATAATAAAGGTGGAGGAGTATGGTTTACTGGTTCTTCAAATCCAAGTTTAAATGTTGTATCATCACAATCATATGATATTAGAAGTAGTAAAGATTTTAATGTTATAGTAACTGATATAGTTAAAGGATGGTATAGTTCATCTTTTAATAATAATGGATTTTTAGTCAAATGGAGTGATTCAATTGAATTTTCAAATTCAGAATCAATACAACCAGATTTAAAATTTTTCTCAGTTGATACACATACTATTTATCCTCCTGAACTAGAATTTAGATGGAGAGATTATAATTTTAACACTGGATCTTCAACTCAAACAATTGTAAACACATCTCAAATTTATGCTTCTGTAACTGAAAATCCAGGTTTTTTCTACCCAGAAAGTATTAATAAATTTAGAATAAATTGTAGACCACAATATCCAACTAGAGTATATCAAACCTCATCAATTTATACTACTAATTATTATTTACCAACAGCATCATATTATGCTATAAAAGATTTAGATACTAATGAATATGTAATTGATTTTGATAATCAATATACTCAAATAAGTGCTGATAGTAATAGTAGTTATTTCACAATATATATGAATGGATTACAGCCAGAACGTTATTATAAAATTTTAATTAAGACTACTATTGGTGGAAGTACTATAGTACTTGATGATTATTATTATTTCAAAATAATTAATGGATAATGGCACAAGTTGATTTAAGTAAAACAGTATTTGAAAAAAAACAATATCAAAAGGTAATTGATACTTCTTTTACTCAATTAGTACCTGCTAATCAAGTAACAACTGAAGTAACATCCTCAGTTACAGTAGATCAATTTTTTGGCTATTATAATCAATTATTTTTTGATATACCTAAACTTGGAGAAATAAACTCTCATGAGTACCTTATAAAAACAAGCCAAGAATATGTTGGCTCAACTTTTCAATCTGATAACATCCAGGCTTTAATTGATGAGGTGACATTTTTAAGACAACAAAATTTAGATTTACAACAACAACTGCAAGTTATAAATAACAATTTACCAACTAATGGATAAAATAGTTAATATACAAAATTTAGACCCTACAACTTTAGAATTACAAACATATTCTACAGATGATCAAAGCTTAATATCTAGTTTTGATTTAGAGAATTCTTTTACTTCTAGTGTAGATTACATTGAATACTCAGTTTATGATATAAATCAAAATTTATTATTATATATAGATAATTTTACTAATTACTCAATATTAAATAATAATGTGCAGTTAGAACCTGAAAAAGATTTAGAATTGTATGGTTTTGATGAAGGACAATATATAACTAATTATAACTTTTTTAAGAATATTTTAGGTTCAAATAATGATAATACCTATTATATTTCTGAAATTAGTTCTGATAGAACTGAAATTCGTTTAGATACTACTTTAATACCTAATGATATTCTTATTAATCAAGTAAATGATTATAAAATACAATTAGAACAATCACCTTATTATAAAGATTTTTATTTAAACTTTGGAGATAATAATTTAATTATAGCTAATAATTTATTACTAGACAACTCAGATCCTAATAATCCAACAGTTTTAATTAAATTATATGAACCATTACCCACTCAATTTGATCTAAAATCAGTACTGTGGGTAGTTGAAACTATATCAGAACCTTTAGCTTATCAAATAGATATAACATTAATTTTTGATAATTTAGAT